GACAAAGCTTTCTTAATTACTTGATATTTGTAATCTCTAAACATTAAAACCTTTCTGTAAAAAATTAAATGATACTGATATCCTTATTTCATTACTTAAATTTGGTTCAACACAATGCCAAAGCCACGCTGGAAATATAACTATTCTACCTTCTAATGGATCTACACGAACCTCTTTCCATAGATGTGAGGGTGGTTCTCCTTCTTTTCTTCTTGGCATAACCATATGTGCCGATGCTCTTGGATCGTTAAATACTATCTGTCCAGAATTTTTAGGTGCCTTAATATAATACACACCACTAAAATGAGAATTAGGATGTAAGTGTGGTCTGTTATAACCACCTGGTGGATTTATGTTTGCCCACATATTACCCATAATAGCTTCGCCCTCTAACCATTCTTCTTTAAATACTTCATGTTGCATTTTAAATAATTCATCGACTAAAGGTTTGAATATAGGTATCTCATGCATATTAGTTGTGCTATGCCAGCCATTCATATTAGTTCTTTTAACTCCTTTGTCTTTGTTAGACCAAGCAACAACTTCTCTTTCAAAAAGTCTATTATCTAGATTAACATCTTTAGCATATATAATAGTTGGAAAGTATGCAGCTTTAATCATCATTTAAAAGGTGTGCCTCCAAACCACATAACTAAAGATTTTCTATTTCCACGTATTACAGGTTTTACTCTGTGTCTTATAAACGATGCAAAGAACACAGCGTGTCCTTGTTTTATTTTTGCAACTTTACCCTCAGCCATTAATTCTAAATCACCACCTTCAAATTCATTCTCAGGAGATAACAAACAAGTCATAGATATTTTTCTTACGGGTGGTTCGTGTTGCATGTTCACATCATTATCTACATGCCAATCATAGAATCCTCCTTCTGGATATTCTGTGTATTGTGCCATCTCAGTTATAGTCATTCCATCAAAACCAAAATGATTACCATTGGTGGTTTGCATAGTTTTTTCTATGTCTTTATACATGTCAGACATTTTCTTAAATGGTATCCAACTTATATGTGAGGTTCTTGTTTTAGTATCAACTACTCCACCTTTAATACCTTTATCATTTCCAACTCCTGCATCATTTCTAGGTTCGCTTCTACCTGCTTCAATAATCATTTGACATTGTTTAGGTGTAAAAATTGGTGTTGTTGTTTCAACTATATAAGATTTCCACCTTGGTTCTGTTATCATATTAAAATCCGTATTCCACCCATCCCGTTATTATATATTTATCATTTGATAAAGGTGGGTTTCCTCTATGAACATGTGTAAACTGTGCTGGCCAAACCAACATAGTATTTTTTTCGGGTTTAAATCTACATCTTTGATATAAAAATTCTGTTTCTCCACCCTCTGCTACATCGTTAAGATATGCCATAAAAGCTAGTATTCTATTTCTAGATTTCATTTTAGAATTTTCACAGTGCCATATGTGATAGCCTCCACCTATTTTAGTTTTTTGTATTTTAACTTCTAAAATATTATGTGTAGCTAATTGTTTTAAATAAGAATATTTTTGAGTGTATAAAGAATATATTTCTTGAAAGAACATATCTATAAAAGGTTTATTATTATACGTCATAGGAACATTCATATCTCTAATAGTATCGATTGAACTATCTTCAACTAATGTTTTGTCCACTTCTCTAGAATAAACAGCGCCTTGTTGCTCACATTTATTAAAATAGTTTACATAACTATCTATCATATTGTTAGGCATAAAATTTTTAAATATACCTATATGATTATCTATATAAAATTGTTTATCCATTATGCTGCACCTCTATTTTTTATTGGATCAAACTGTACATCACAGTTTGCAGCAAGAGTTCTTCTCACTTCATTAGTTCCATTAAATGGATATACGCAGTGTCTCATATCATATGGAAAAATATAAAAATCTCTAAGATCCATTGGTGGTTGATAATCTATCTTTGCAAACTGACCGTTAGCTGCGCCTAATATCTGTAGCCTGCCATTCTGTTTAACTTGATCTGCTGAATACTCTTTACCAAAAGTAGAAGGTAATTTTAAAATCATTACACTTGATAGACCAGTAAACAACATACCTCTATGTACATGCGCTGGATTATATTCATGTTGTTTCATTTCATTAACCCAAATAGAATTAAGATGTAAATCATAATCTCTTATTTTATTAAATGCTAAATAGTGTTTAAACATTGCCATAAAATAATTTGTTACATCCCTTGATAACATATTATGGTTTTTCATCTTAGATTGGTCTTGACCATGATAAAATAAAGAATGTTCTTTTTCTATCTTACCAACTAACTGTCCATTTGCAGGTGCTAGATTATGGTAATTAGTTTCATAAATATAATTAATAGAATTAAATATATCTAGTGGCACCTGATACTTTAAAATCGATTGACCTAAAAATATAAAATCAAACTTTGGGTTTTCCATGTTGTTCAAGTTGTTCTCTTTCTTTGTAACTGCTTTCTAATTCACCAGACTTTTTAATTCTTTGTAATGATTGTAATTGACCCATTACATTAAATATCTCTGCTTCACTTGAGTTTTGATTTAATGTTTTTGCTTTCTCATGGTATTGTAACCCATATGATTCTAATTGATGTTGATTAACATCTTTGTCATTAAATGATCCATCGTTAAATTCTTTTTTTAACTTAGACCACATTTTAATTTCTCTCATTCTGTGCTTTGCAACTTTTTCCATAGATGCTTTACCAAATCTACATTCATCTAAATCTATTTGATATTTAGTTCTTTTATATTCATCTTCTTCTTTATCTATTTTCTTTTCTAACCAAGTAATTTTTGCTTCATTTCTTCTGTAATCAAATGACAAACCCATAAGATTATCTAAATAACTAGATTGTTCTCTAACACACTGCCAATACTTTGAGGCTTTAGTTGGATATCTATTATCTTGTAATACGGAAAACCTTGCTTCTGTTTCTGTTCGAATTATTTAAATGTGGTTCTTCACCTTGTATAACTTCTTTGACGTCTTTTTTCATATCTTTATTCCTTTATAGTTTCTTCTTATATATACTAATTAAAATAAATTACAAGTTTTAAGAATTAGCAAATGTAACAGTTGTGGGTGCGGTTCCAGTCCATTCTTCTGTTGCGTCTGTTTGGCCTGGAGCAGCATTACCACCTATTGCTAGATTGTTTGCTGTTGTTCCTGCTCCTACAGCTGTTGTATCATATCTTGCTGTACTTAGATCTGCAACTTCAGTCCAGTTTGTTCCATTCCACTTTTCTGTTAGTGTTGTTCGTGGAGGTACAAAACCAGCAAAAGCTAAAGCAGCTGTTTGTAATCCTGATCCTGCTATATTTGTTCTTGCAGTATTTAAATCATTAACTTCAGTCCAGTTGGTTCCATTCCATAATTCTGTTTTTCCTGAGGTACCACTTCTATCACCACCAAATATCATACCCGCACTTGTTGTTCCTGCTCCAGCAGCTGTATGAGCAGTAGTATTTGTATCATTAACTTCAGTCCAGTTGGATCCATTCCATTGTTCATTTGAACCTGGTCCACCAGAACCTCCTACGGCAAGAGCTGCCGTATTATTTGCTCCTACTGATGCCATTCCATGCCTTGCAGTATTTAAATCATTAACTTCAGTCCAACTTCCATTATAATTTTCTGTAGCTCCTGTATTAGATCCAGTAGTACCACCATACATCAAAGCTGCTGTATTAGTTGCACCAACACCTCCTCCAGCAAGTCTTGCTGTATTTAAGTCATTTACTTCTGTCCAATTTGTTCCATTGTAAGATTCAGCAGCAGCAGAATATGTAGAATTATTTGCAGTTGGTGTTCCACCATAATATAAACCTGCTGTATATGTTCCAGCAGATGATCCAAAACCTCTTGCAGTATTCAAACTTCCACCAGTTGCCCAAGCTCCTACAGAAGTAGTTTTACTCCATTCTTGCGTTCCTGTAGGTGTAGAAGCTGCTAATGCAAAATCTCGAGTTCCTATGTTTTTACTAGGACCAGAAACTGCTGCAAGCATATCATTTACCTCAGTCCAGTTAGTTCCATTCCATTCTT